TTATTGAATTATCAACTCGGATTGTATAATTTCCTCCGCTTGCGCTTTCAGCGTGTTCATCAGTCCCACCCAGCGCATGGGGTCACGGGATTTCAGTTCCTCGGTGACGCCCGCCGCCTCCATCATGCGGGGCAGCATGGCGTCCATCCGTTCACGCGCCGCCCGGTCAATCTCCAACAGGTGCGGGTACAGCTTTTCGCTCAAAATCAAGCTGCTGTAAAGACTGGGCCGGTGTTCCTTCAGGTAGCGTAGACGTCAACAACCTTTAAACCTGTATCTCCGTCCCATCCTTAAAGGTCACTCGGATGCCCTTCTCGCTGTACACCGTTACGAAATCCACCAAACTCGACCACAGCCGTTCATCAAACTCCGTGACTGGCGCTTGACCCTCAACTGTGTGGAGGAACTGCTCCAGCAACTTTTTGCGGTCAGCTTTGTCGGCGACCGCCTGGGTGACCTCATCAAACTGTGCCTTGACCGCTTCATATCTGCTGACCAGACCATTGTAACGCTGCGTATACTCGTCCTGGTCGAGGGCAACACGGGCGTTCTCCGTCACGCACCGCTCCACCAGTCCAACCACAACCTCCAGTTCTTCCTTCAGTTCTGTCTGTCGCTTTTCCAGTTCTGCACTGTCGCACAGCATGGCGATGACCATCTGCACATTGACAGATAATTCTTCCTTCTCGGAGAGCAGGATGTTGACTGCTCGGACAAATGCGTCCTTGACCTGATCTTCCGTGACATGGGGCGTACTGCAGGGCTTTCCGCCTTTGTACTTGTGATTACACTGGTAGATGACCCGGCGGTATTTATCTGTGGAGTGCCATACCTTCGAGCCGTACCAACATCCGCATTCGCCGCATTTGATCTTGGAGGAAAACATACTCACGCCGCTGTAGCGGTGCTTATCCTTCATCCGCCGCGCCATCTCCGCCTGGACATAGTCGAAGGTGGCAGGATCGATGATGGCTTCGTGGTTGCCCTCCACATAGTACTGCGGGACCTCGCCCTCGTTCTTTTTTGTTTTCTTCTGGAGGAAGTCCACCGTGAACTCCTTCTGCAGGAGCGCATCGCCTTTGTACTTTTCATTAGTAAGGATGCTGCGGACGGTGCTTTGGCTCCAGACTGCCTTGCCGCCCGGAGTCGGCAGTTTCCGCTCCGTCAGCTCCTTTGCGATGGCGTGGCAGGTCAGGCCATCCAGAAATAACTTGTAAATCAGCTTGACGGTCTTTGCCTGTTCCTGATTGACCACAAAGCCGCCGTTGGGACCCCGGTCGTACCCCAGGAACCGCTTGTAAGCCACGCTTGCCTTGCCATCGGCGAACCGCTTCCGCTGACCCCAGGTGGTGTTCTCCGAAATGCTCCGGCTCTCCTCCTGGGCAAGGCTGGACATGATTGTGATGAGCAGTTCTCCCTTGGCATCCAGCGTCCAGATGTTTTCCTTCTCAAAGTAGATTTCCACACCCTTTTCCTTCAGCGTCCGCACGGTGGTCAGGCTGTCCACTGTATTTCTGGCAAATCGGCTGACACTTTTTGTTACTATGAGGTCGATCTTCCCGGCAAGGGCATCCGCCACCATCGCCTTGAAGCCCTCGCGCCGCTTGGTATTGGTCGCAGAAATCCCTTCGTCCGTGTAGATAGCAACAAACTCCCAATCGTCCCGCCCCTTGATGTAATTCGTGTAATAGTCCACCTGCGCTTCGTAGCTGGTGACCTGGTCTTCGTGGTCGGTGGAGACGCGGGCATAACCGGCGACACGGCGTTTCCGCTTGCTGCCAATAGGAACGGCAGTATATTTGGTGATGGTCGCCGGGATCGCCGTTACTTTTCTCTGCGCCATTTGTCTCCACGCTCCTTCCGTAATTGCTTCATGTGTTCGCTCATCTGCCGGCGCCGCTCTGGCATATAGGCGCCCTTAATGGATTCCTTAAATTTTGCCCTCTGCTCCTCAGTCCAAGGCCGCCCCACACGTTCCGGCGGCTGCCAGTTGCGGCTTACGGTTCTGCCATCCTTAAAACAGAAGCGGAGTTCTGAAGAGGAAAGCACCTCAACTCGGTCGATCTTCTCACGAAAAGCGGCGGCGTCAAACGCATCCAGCCCAAGTACCTCTGCGGCCATCTGTTCCAGCAAATCCTCCCGCAGGCTGGGGGAATCGCAACCGTTATGCTCTGCGCACCGCCAGTGGCTGACCTTGCTGTCATCTTTGCAGTTCCGTGTTGCCTTGCGGAAATTACAGCCGCAGGATACGCACTTTATCTTCCCCGTGAAGCAGGATGCACCGATGGGATTCGTGCCGTTCTTGCGCCGTTTCATGGACACTTCAGCACGCCGCTCCGGTGTCCAGCAGTCCCGATGCCCCGTGTTCAGGCAGTCCTTTGTTACCACATTGCCGTCCGCCATGTGAAACTCCAGCGTATAGCGTTCTGGCACATCGATATGGTCCACCTTTTCCAAAAAGATGGCTTCATCAAATTCATCAAGCCCCAGAACTTCCGTACAGACTTTAACCATGTTTTTGTGGTTGATGGTGCCGCCCACAGGACAGCCGGTTCCTTTCTTCTTTTTCTTCTTACTGCCACAGTTCCAGAACTCCATATCGCCACGGTCTGTCCGCTTGTTGTGCATATAGCTCTGACCGCAGTATGGGCATTTGATTTTTCCTGTAAAGCAGGATGTGTTCAGACTCTTATTTGCCAGTGCGCCAAGTTCCCTGCGTCTTGCCATCTCCTCCTGCACAAAGTCAAAAGTGGCCTTGTCGATAATGGCAGGATGGGTGTCCTCCACATAGTACTGGGGAAGTTCCCCTTGGTTCTTTTTCCGCTGCTTGGAGATAGGGTCGGAGATAAACTCCTTTTGCAGGAGCAGGTTTCCTGTGTAGGTCACATTGGTCAGCACCGCCTTGATGTTGGAATCCCCCCAGCGGCAGCCGTCCCTGGTTGTGATGCCCTCGTCGGCAAGCTCCCGCTCGGTTTCCAGCCTGGATTTCCCGTCCAGGAAGTTCCGGAAGATTCTCTTTACAACCTCCGCTTCCTCTGGCACGATGACCAGTTCATCGCCCTCCCATCGATAACCGTAGATGCGGAAGTGGCCGTTTGGGATGCCGTTTTGCATCCTTTTTCGGATGCCCCATTTCACATTGTCGGAAATGCTGCGGCTTTCCTCCTGGGCAAAGGAGGCCAAGATGGTCAACATCAACTCGCCGTCCCCGTCCATAGAGCGGATGCGCTCCTTCTCGAACCGCGTCTCAACACCTAAGTCCTTCAAATGCCGCACCGTTTCCAGAAGATCCACCGTGTTCCTGGCAAACCGCGAGATACTCTTTGTCAGGATGATGTCAATCTTGCCGGCCTCGCAGTCCGCAAGCATCCGCTTGAACTCATCACGCTTTACTGTGTTGGTTCCGGAAATAAAATCGTCTGCATAGACCCCGGCATACTCCCAGTCCGGGTTCTTCTGGATTAGCCCGCTGTAGTAACTCACCTGTGCGGAAAGGGAGTGGAGCATCCGTTCCGACTGCATGGACACTCTGGCATAAGCGGCCACCTTTTTCTTTTCCCGGATTGCGGGAACTGCCGCTTCGATTTTTCTTAAATTCGGCATGAAATCACGCTCCTTTCCGCTACCATACATCACTCTAAAAGGCTGTAAAGTCAACAGATTTCGGAGAATAATGTGCCGAAAAGAGGGTGGTATTTTTCCAGGAACATTGTATCAATCTGACGGTACTCTTCCTCGGTGATAAGCCCCTCCGCAAGCATCTTTCTGACCATGCTCATGGTCACTTGGTAGAGCTTTTCCTGTCTCATCTGCTCCTTACTCATCCGCGCTGCCTCCGAACCGGTGCCGGATGTAGCACACATGACTGCAGTACTTCCTCGCCGCCTGTCCATAAACCGAAAAAGTCTTACCGCATCCGGCGCAGGTGACCTCCCGAATCACCCTGCGGTCAACCTTATCCAGATGGGCGTTCCACCATTTGTTCCTGCACTTGTCAGAGCAGAACTTCTTTTCCTTCCGGCCGGCGTTCTGCGCCACAGGCGTTCCGCAGCAAAGGCACTGATGCTCGTCCGCTCCAGTGACCGGCTTATCCTCTTTCTGTGCGTTCCTGCGGCAGAAGGATTTTACTGTATTTTCTGAGATCCCGACTTTCCGGGCGATTGCGCCGTAGCCCATGCCCTGCGCCCGGAGAGCGGATACGATCATTCTCTGTTCATTCGTCACCGCTGTCCCTCCAATCTGTAACTTTCTACCTCTGAAAGGACAGAAGCCGGGGATTTCAGCGGATAAAAAAAGACCCGTGCGCAGCCGACCATAGAGAGCCGATTGCACACGGGTTTTCTTGTTTCCTTATTCGGTTTTCACTGCATAGTCCAGAGATATCCACCCCGCGCCGGACTTCAGCCGTCCCCAGCCGGCGTCAGAGCCTTGTCCGGACTGGACCTCCACGATGGTAAACACGCCCTTGCCGGTAAACTTCCCGGTTTTGGCATAGTCCGTCCCCGGCCCTTTGCGGATGTTCAGATCGGAGATGCTGACCTTGACGGTAAACGGCACATCCGGTGCCGCCTTCGTTGATGTGTTCGGTGTGTAGATGTTTACACCGTTATTATCGAACACGCTATATCCCGGATTGGCATCAGCGCACTTCTTGGCATTAGAGAGGATCTTGTATGCGCCTTTCTGCGATTTACTGTCAGACCATGCCTTACGGGCACGGTAATAGCCCTCTGTCAGCTTTTCAGGATACTCAGTCTCGGTGCCCTCGGATGCCCCGCCACCAAGCTGTGCTGTGACCTTTGCGGCAAGATCACCCATCCGGGCATACATCCAACTGCCCGGACAGGACTTGTTGGCAAACCAGCGATGGACAGTCAGCACCATCTCATCAGACTTCGGCTCATAACTGAGTGTCTTATCCTTATCACCCAGCCAGAGGAGCTTTTTCTTGCCGTTGCGCTTGCAGATATCCACGCAGAGCTTAATGAGCGACTGATAGACCACATCCTTAAACGCATACGGCTCCGTGGTGTCGGACGCACACTCGATAGTGACCGCCCTCTGGTCATTGGCATTGGAGGAAGAACACCAGGAGCGGTTCTTTTCCTCCACATATATTCCCACACGGCCGTCCGCGCCGATGCCGTAGTTGCAGCTTGCCTGCCTGGATGTAGGCAGAAAGATATTGCCCAGCGTCTCCACCGAGCATTGCCCCACCACGCAGTGGGGCGTGATGCGGTCGATGCTGTGTGTCCGCAGCCCGGAGTGGTTGGGGCTAAGTTTTGTATAAGATACCAGTGAACTGTTTGTGTAAGCCATTTAATTTTCCTCCTTTTCCGCTCTGTCATGGAGCTGCTCTAAAACGGTTTTGATTTTTTTCGGTACGGGGAGTCCCAAGTGTGCCGCATTCTCCAGGAGACTCACGCCTTCGTTGGAGAGGTAAAAGAAAATGACTGCCGTGCGAAGGACGCTGCCTGTCCCGATCACCTGCGCATCCAGGATATTGGCGATCCCCACCAGCAGGAAGATCAGCACCTTCCGGCAGATGCCCTTAAAGCCCACCTCGCTGGAGAGCTTCTTGTCCGAGATGGCGCACATCACGCCCGTGAGGTAATCCACCGCCACGAATACCACCAGGGCGATGAGCAGCCCGTCACAGCCGCCCAGGAAATAGCCCAGCCAGCCGCCGATGGCCGTAAAAATAAATTGAATCAGGTTCCAGAATTCTTTCATGTCGTCATACCTTCCTTTCCCGCTTTCGCGCATGAAAAAAGCGGCTCCCGGATGGGGGTACCGCTAACAACAGAAACTGTATTTACTAAACTCCACTGCCGCCCAGCTTTCAGGGGCACTGTGCAAGGGTGGAGGAATTGAAAAACTGACGCTGTCCGTCCGGAAATCCGCATTTCCCATTCTTCCTTGTTCAATAATCGCAAACAAAATCGTGCAATATTCCCGTTGCTATCCATCTGCTTCAGAGGTAATATCCACCACGAGGAGGTAAAAGCATGGATAAAAGCTGCTTATTATGCCAGTTGACCGACCTTCGCATTGACACGGTCCTGGACCGGATTGCCTGCTCCGATGAGGTGTATCAGTCCATCCTTCAGACATCAAAGGAATATGCGGAAGAACTGGAGCAACTGGACTTATCGGAAAAAGCGAAAAGGCTCATTGACTGCCACGCCAGCGAGCAGAATGCTTTAGGAAGCCGTTATGGGATCCTGGCGTACCGTTTGGGATTTTCGGACTGTATGGAGTTAATCCTGAGCTCACTGCAAACCCCTTCTTAAAGCAGATCCATTCCGTATGGAGGGCAACAAGGCACCCACAGGGAACGTTTTCTCCCTATGGGTGTTTTACTCTCTGCCCGGACATTTAAGAAGAGACTGCTGACCCTTCCGGGCGCTCATCCTGTATATTGGTGATTTTCGCCATGTAATAAACCTGCCGGAGCGTCCTTGGGAAGAGCACCTCCTGGCAATGGATGAGGAGATAAAGCCATGCCGAAGACACCACGCTCTCCCAGACGTGGAACTCCCAGGGCAGGCTCCCATAAGTAGCGGTGGTATAGATAAGCCCTCCCGTGCATCCGTCACAGTTTTGCAGCCGGATGCATTCGTCCACATAAAACGCGGCTTCCTCAATATCTCCAAGCATTAAGGCAAGGGCGGCATATCCAAGGGTCCCTTCTGTCCATACCAGATCCGGCGCCCCGGCATAATCCTCCGTCCTGTCGCTGTACGGTTTAAAACCAGAGAAGGTCGATTCTGAAGAGTACGCCTGGTTATAGTGTTCTTTTACGGAGCTTTGGACGATAGCCTTATCCTCCGTAAGATACACCTCTTTTGCCGTGGAAAGGCAGGTGCGCGCACAGTCGGAGTGGATCACCGAGGTGATGAGCATCCCCGCCCAGGTAGTGCAGTCCAGCGCCCACGCCACGTCCGGCCTGCCGCCATTGATGCCCTGGTAGAACCTGCCGTTTTCCCTGTCGTAGCATTTCAGGCACAGCTGGTCCCGGATAAGCTCCGCCGCTTCCTTATATCTTGTGTTTCCAAGAACCAGGGAACATCCCGCCAGTGCCTGGAGGGAAGAGCATTGATGCTCTACAGAACACCATTCAATTTCGATATCCTGATAACTGTAATCATCTCCATACGCGCCGTGGCCGCCAGTCAGGAGCCCGTATCGCGGATCGCCTTTTTCCGTGACCTGCCGCGATAAAAGCCATTGGCCTGCCTTTTCTATCATCGGCTTATAGGTCAGGTCGCCTGTCTCAAGCGCATAATAACACATCCCCCATACGAGCCACCCAATCGCCCCGGTCCGCACGTAACCCTGGAACAGCTGACCGATATACAGGTCATAGGAAAAATTAAAGCTGCCGTCGCTGTTCTGCTCAGTCTGGAGCCTGCCCTGCATCTCGCGGCACAGGTCATAATCCCCGGCGTGTGTAAAGACAAGGAGCGCAAGCCCTGCATCGTAGACCCAGCACCTCGAATTCAGCATATACCCGTGAACGCCGAGGGCGCTGGAGCCGTCCCTGTTATACTGCGGATCGTCCTGCGGGATGAGGTACGATGCCGGGAGCCTGCCAAGGTGATAGGAGTTATTGGTATCAGAGATGCCCACAATCTCTTCCTCGCCATTTTCAAGGATTTTAACCGCTTTGCATATCTTGATGCCCGGATAGGACTGGTTGGAATACCAGATACCGCTCGCCATAGCTGTCACCTCATTTCTTCAGTGTGAACTGATCTACAATTCCCATATCGCTGGTGCGGTGCGTGGTAATGATGATGCGGGATTCATCCACATCCACGCAGGAGATATGCGGGACCATCTGCTGCTCAGATTTCACCGCATACCAATGCTCCCCGGAGAGCGGATAAAATTTACTCCCGGAAGCGGAATTCAAAGTAACATAAAGCGTCTGCCCGTTGGACGTCTTAGTGAACTCGCTGCCGCCGCTGCCCGCCACCGCACAAGATTCGGTAACCGTATCCCCGACTGCGAGAGCGGAACAATCCATAACATAGGTCCTGCAATAGGAATGCACATGTCCCATCAGGACAAGATCGACCCTGTTTTGTGAAAAGCACGGCGCCAGGGCATTCCGCAAAAGAACATACTGCTCCTCCTCGGCGGTATTGGTCGGCTGGAAGATAGAGTGGTGGAACATGGCAATCGTCCAAACCGGCCTGCCGTACGCATTGCGGTAATACGCCACTGTCTCATTGATAAAATCAATGTGCTGCTGGATAGATTCGTCCTTGACATTGGTGTTCAGCACCAGAAACAGCACTTTATCAAGGCGCACCCAGTAATCCCCGGCGCCGCCTGCCACGCCGTAACTGCTTTCATTGGGCAGGAAGAAATGGCCGGCAAATCCCATGTTGTCGTCATGGTTTCCCATAACGGCAAGGAGGGGATGCGTTTTCATTTCCGGAGGTGACAGGAAATTGCTGAACTGCTGCTCCGCAAGCGCCATATCCACCTGGGCATCCACGTTATCACCGAGGATGGCTATGAAGTTCGCGTCCGAGTATAAACCAAACGCCTTCTGCAGGCTGTCCCGCCAGTTTGCGGCGGACTCATCATTGGTAAGCTGGGGATCTCCTGCGGCAATGAACCGGAAGGCGCCACTTACAGAAGGACGGCCGCACAGCTCCATCTGCTCCGTTTCTGCTTCCCCGGCATGGAGCGTATATTCCAGCTCCCCGGACGGGATGCGCACTTCAGCCTTATAGGTTACATGGCTGTACTTCTCGGAAAGGTATCCCTTATTCTCCGCTGTGAAGCGGCTGTATCCTGCAATACGCACGTTGGCGTCTGCGGTATCCACCTTGGAGAGGAAACAGAAGTTTCTTCTGCTTCCGCTTGCCCCCAGCATGATTACGACATCGGTGATTTCAGAAGCCACGGCAGGAATGGGAGGCGGCACTTCCGGCAGGGGATAGAGTACATCCGACCAGAGGATGGTTTCCGCATTGAGGTATTCCGCATCATCGGGAACCAACGCATACAGGTTGATTTTATAATCGACAAAGCGGGAATACCCGTATTCGATCATCCCCCGGTGGCGGTCCGTGGACTCCGGGAGCCGGAAGCTCTGCGAGATAATTTCTGCGTCATAATCTGTAATAAACTCCGGCAGGTCAGGCGTCTCCATCGGCATATCATCTTTGCCAACCCAGCCGCTCAAGGCCTGCCTGACCGAACTCCTGCTTATCAGTTCCAGAGGATTGAATGAACCGCTTGCGCCAAGCCCGATGTAGTCCTCCCGTACATACCCGGTCCGCTGTTCGGGATCGGAAAAATATTCCTCCCTTACGGCATCCGTGACGGGGATGCTCCAGTCCTTCCGCACAAACTCAATCTCATAAGCGTAGGTGGAATCCCCGCCGACTTCAATATCCTCCCAATACCAGTAAATGATTTTCGTTGTGCTAAACGCCGTCCTGTAATACCTTACCGGATCGGGGTCTGTCTCTGTCGGCTCCCAGGGAATATACCCGCCTTGCCCATCGGACATGTACGGGTCCGACCGGTCAAAGGCATGGAGGTAATATTCCCATACTTCCAGGACACGCCCGGTTGACCATGTGTAGTATCGTTTCCCGTTTTCATCTGTCGCAGCCACCAGAGGGCAGTAACATTCCAGTTTCCTTGAGTCGCTGCTGACGTGGTAAACTGCCACCGCATAAAGGCTCGGATCTTCCCCGTCAGGCAGTCTGCATATGCCCTTTATAACGCCTGTGTATCCCGGATAATAATACTGCTCCGGACGGGTGTACACAGGGTCAATGCGCTCGGCATCGTCCGGGATATTTTCCGCACCGCCCCACATGAGCTTGTACGCATAATCCTGCGGATAATACTCCCCATAGTAGGGCTGCACCTCCCAGGCAGAGGGGTCAAGCATCCTCTTGATGAACTCATAGGCCTTTTGCGCTGCCTCGCGGTATTTTTCACTGTCAAATATCTCATGCATAGCATCACCTTTCTCCTGATCAGTCGGAAGGGAGGGTGCAGTAGAATACCAGCAGCGTTGTGGTGTTGGAATTTACCCCGGACAGGCTTGCTCCGATATATTCTTCAAATTCGCTGCCTTCTTTGCGGTTCAGTGTAACGGTTCCCTCACTTCCGTCACTGGTGTGGATATGGAAATACGGCCGGTCACGGTAAGGGCGGGTGAAATAGAAGACGCCGTTTCCGATCATCTCCCCAAACTCCACCGTGTATTTCGCATCCGGCTCCGTGATATCCTGCACGGAGTTTACATATCCATACAGCGATTCGTTCATGGTTGGGAGATACGCACCTACTGTTATCCTGACCTCCCTGTAATTAAACGGGTTCCACTCCATGCCCACAATGCGGCTTTCAGACGAAATCGCCAGAGGCTTGAAGGAAAGGGACAGTTCATCCCCAAGTTCCAGGCTGCCCTTCTGGTAAAGGGAAAGGTCATAGTTGACCGTCCCGTCCGACGCGTTGTAGGAATAGCTGATGTCCTGCACAGAGGAGGTTGTCATCACATCCACAGGCTCCGTATTCCCTACGTGGGAGCGGATGCCGATGGTGTAGCCATAGTATTCGATTTCCCCTTCCGCCAGGGCGATGAGCTGCATGATGGCGGCACGTCTGGTACACTGCTTATTGATCCGCAGCGTCAGCATTGTTTCAATATCCACGGTACCCACGTTAAAGGGCGTCCCTAAAAGAAGCGTGGCAAGGATGTCTTTTGCCGTCCCGGACATATCAAAGGCTTCCACCTTGTACTCCTCATTATTAAGGATGTAGGATACATGCTCCCCGGTAAACTGGGTGTAGCACATGCCGCCGGAAATGTTCTTTTTGACCTGTGTGATGTTAAATATCAGCCCTTCTACCTCCAGGCGGCTGTCCACATCCACATAGCCTTCGCTCTGGCGGGTAAGGAGCCGCACATCCACCGTGCATTCCCCGCTCAGCTTCTGCACGATGCTGCAGGCGTTGACCGCCTTGTAGGTCTTGAGCAGGTCCCCGGAAGAGCCGTCTGCGTTTGCCGCATAGAAGTTCAGCGCAGGGTTTGGCGGCACCGCGCGGTACCTGGGCCGGATGGTGCGGTCAGAATCTATCTCCCGGAACGGTGCGCTCCAGCCAATAAAAATCATCCCGGTGATTTTCTCCGGTGCGGGCGGGACGGCATCGCCGCCCTTGTCCACATACTGCTCGGAAAGCAGGTCATCCCCGGCATAATTTAAAAAACGTACGGTGAAACCGCTGACTTCATAAACCGGATGGATGGTCAGGTCCGACTGCACGTTTGTATAATCAGCGTCCCACTCCACAAACGTCATGCCGGATATCACTTCGGGTTCCGGCGGCACCGCGTCATAGGTCTCTTCCACCGTCTGGACGGAAAGCGCCGCTGTCCCCGCATAATTCATAAATGTGACCGTGTACAGGCTGTGGTAGCGGGGGCGGACTGTTTTGTCATAGGTGATGTTCGTGATGTCGCTGCTCCAGCCGATGAACACCATATCCTCAAATTCTTCCGGTTCGGGGGCATAAGGCGTGGCGTCCCCGCCCTCCGGCACGTCCACGGTGCCGAGGAGGTCATCCTCATCGTAATTTAAAAACCGGACAGTGTAATAGGTCACGCCATCGAGCACATAGGACATGGGATTCCTCCTTCCTTATGCTGTGCCAAGGTTACGGATCGCCGCCTGCCCCTGGGAATACTGGATCTGGGAGACCAACGTGGTGATCGCTTTGCCGTCAAGGTAGATGGGCTGGCTTAAGTTTACTGTCCCGCCAAGGCTGCCGCCGTTCCCTGCGGACGTGGCGCGGATGCTCGCCTCCATCCCCGGGATGGAATGCCCCAGGTCCACCTCTTTTGTAAGTTTGCTGATTTCATCGCTTACCAGTCCCCGGCTTCTTTCAATCCCTTTTGCCAGCCCCTGCATGAAGTCCGGCATCCATGCCTCGTAGTCAGACAGCGGTCCCTCATCCGGCGCGGAAAAGTGGAGGAAGGACGCGATCTTCGAAGCGATGCCCGATACCGTATCGACCACCGCGCCGATCATGCTCTTAATGCCGTTGATCAGGCCCCCGATGAAATCCTTGCCCCACTGGAGCGCCTTCCCCGGCAGGCCCGTGATGAACGAAATGGCGGACGAAAATCCGTTTGAAACCACGGAAAACAGCCCGGAAAGCGCCGAGCCGATGCCGGAGACGAGATTGTGGAAAGCGTTCACCGCCGCGTCCTTCAGGCCTGTTGCAATGGAAACGACAGTGTTTTTGATGCCGTTCCACACAGACGAAGCCAGGTTGGAGATGGCCGACCAGATGGACGAAGCCGCGTTCTGGATATTGGTCCAGATATTTGTGAAGAACGAAGCGACATCCTGCCACAGGTTGCTCCACCACTGGGGTATCTGGGAGAAGAAATCCAAAAAGGACTGGAAGTCCGCCGGGATCGTCTCCGTGAAGAAGGAAACCAGCCCCTGCCAGATTGCCATGCACGCCTGGGATACCGTCTGCCATAGATTCCCGAACCACTCGGTAATCGTGCCCCAGTTCTGCACGATGGCGATGATCCCCGCGATGGCGGCCGCTACCGCCGCAATGACCGCGATGATAGGAAGGAGCGAGATGTTGAGCGCCCCAAAGGACACCGCAAGGGCGGCGATGACCGGCGCGAGGGCTGTAAATGCCACCATCAGCGCGCCGAGGATGATAATGAAGTTCTGTATCGGCCCCGGCAGGCTCGAAAACCACTCGCTGACTGTCGTGATTGCCGCCACAAGGGGCGGCAGGATGGTGTTAGCCAGTTCCATGATCTTTTCCCCCAGCGGCGCGAGGGACTGCTGGAGCTGGCGCGTGTTGGCCTCCATCTGCTGCATGGGCGTCAGGGTGGCGTCAAACATCCCCTGGGCGGAGCCTTTGACGCTGTCATAGGTGCTGCCCACCGAGGTCAGGGAGGTAATAAATTTCAGGTTCCCGTCCTCAGCCATCGTGCCGAAGGCCTGCGCCGCCATGTTGAGGGCGTCCTGCTCGCTGGTGCAGTTCGCGATATCCGCCACGATGGAGTCAATGACCTGCTTCTGGGTGGCGCTGCCGTTCTGCCAGGCAAGGAAAAGCTCCTGGGTCTTGGCGGAGTACAGCCCGATGGAATCCGCAATCGTCCCGTCCGCAAGGCGGGTGGTCACCTCGTTGATGGCGTCGTTGACCTTGTCCAGGTTATATGCGCCGCCCGCAAGCCCGTTCTCAAGGAGCTGGAAATACTCGGACGCGGAATAGCCCGCCTGGGCGAACTTGCCGGAGTATTCAGAGAGGTTGTCACCCAGCTCATTGGTCTTGTCCAGCCCGTTCTGCGTCCCCTTGACGATGTAGTCCATCGTCTCCTGCGTCGTCAGGCCGTACTGCTTCATCAGGGCGTTGACGCCGCGCAGGGTCTCATTCATATCGATACCGTAGAGCTGGTCTAAGGTGAGCGCCTGCTGGGTCAGATTTGTAAGGTCGGTATCGGAGAGGTCGCCAAGGTTCTTCTTTACCATGATGACCGCGTCCGCCACAGACTCCATGCTGTCGCCCACGCCCGCCGCATACACATCCCGAACCACCTGGGCGGACGCTTCCGCAGCCGTCCCGGTCTCCCCGAAATAGGCGTTGACCTTGGTGACGGCGCTTTCCGCTTCGGAGTATGCCTCCACCGCCGCGCCGCCTACCTGCTGAATCTTGTTGCCAACCACAGAGAGCTGGTCTGCCGCTTCCATGACCGCGGCGCCTTTCGTGGCTTCTGCGATCTCACCCACATCATCCGCCGCATTCTGCGCGGCGTCCCCGGCCTCGTTCAGTTCATTGATGAGATTGCGGATGGCCTGCCCGTCATCCACCGTGTCAATGGCATCGGTGAGCTGGCGGAGGTCCGCCCTGCCGCCTGTGGCGGACTTGCCGATCTTTTCAATAGCTGTTTTGAGCTGGTCGGAGTTTGCCGTGCCGTTTTTGATGGCGGCCACCAGACGGCTCCCCAGCACATCGGCGTAATCGTCCACCGTCTTCCCGGTGGCGTCAAAGAGCTTCATCAGGCGGTCAGTGTTGGTGCAGAGCCGCTCCTGCTCGCTTTGCAGCCCGGAGAGGTCTGTCCGGTAGCGGTTCAGCGTCCCCCTGGTGTCCTCCACCTCCCGCTGGAAGGCGAGGTACTGGTCCCGACCGATGTCGCCGCGCTCAAACGCCCGCGTTACACTTTCCTGGGCGTCCTCCAGAGCAGACAGCTTCTGTTCCGTCTCCTCGATGGCGTCTGTTAACAGCTCCTGCTTCTGGGCGAGGAGGGTGACGTTGGACGGGTCCAGCTTGAGGAGCGTTTCCACATCCTTGAGCTGGCTCTGGGTCTTTTTCAGGCTGTCGTTGACACTTTTCAGCGAATTTTCCAGCCCTGTGGTATCGCCGCCGATCTCCACGGTGATGCCCTTGATTCGGTTTGCCACTGGATACACCTCCCTCCTTAAGCGGCGTTAAAACCGGTCAAAATCCTCCTGCGTGGCCAGCGTGGCGTAAGTGCATCCGTCATTGCTGCTCTCGGCGTACATATCGTTGACCAGGCCGATGGTGAGCAGCCCCAGGTCACGGATGGAGATGCCAAGCTGCACACAGCGCAGGAGGAAGAGCGGCGTTGTCATCTGCCGCTCAGTCGGGCGAAGTTTTTTTTAGATTCCACATCGGTCTTCACGTTCAGCCCCCACAGGTCGATGATCTGCGGGAGGATCTGGTAGATGGAGAAGGTGTTAAAACCGTCCAGCCATTCCTCCGGTGTATCCGGCACGGAAGGGTCGGCGTGCTTCGCCATCACATAGGCGATGTTCTCGAACATCTCCAGGGAGAACAGGTCGAGGCTGGACTCTTCCGGGTTCTCCTTATTTACGGCTTTTTCCAAAGCCCGCAGGTCGCGGAAGATGTCCCTCTGGAACTTCATCCGATAGATGCGTGGGATGGCAGCAGACGCTTTAAAAGGCACCTGCCTGCCGTCAATCTCAATGGTCCGTTTTAAGCTCATCAGATCCCACCTCCCAAGTCATCCTCCAGATCCAGCTCACTGCCGAAAGTGGTTTGTGTGTTGTCTGAACCAGTGCCGGGGCCTGTCTGGGTAACCTCCGTATCCGTCCCACCGCCGCTCTCCGTAGTAACCGGCAGATAGACCTCCTGGTACCAGTTGTTGTAGGCTTCCTCCGTGGTAGTGTCGGAAGTCCTCGCCTTGACAAAACCGCCCTCCAGCGGCGCCGCCGTGATGGTGAGCGTTTCCGTCTGCACCTCAATCTCATCCTCGTTGGTGGCGGACTCGATGGACGGGCGGGTGGCCGTGCAGTTATAGAGGACGTGGCGGATCTTCTTCACATCCCCGTCGAACTCAAAGAGCAGGGCGAACTTCGCCGTCTCCACCGTAGCATCCTCCACCAGCACGCTGTTGTCGTCCAGCGTCTCCTTCAGCACATCGGTGCGGAAGGACTCCGGCACCATTGCCACCTCCAAGTCGCCCTCATAGCCCTGGTTGTTGGAGATGGTGTAGTAGGCATAGCCGTCCGCGTAAAAGATGGACGGCTCCCCGTTGGGGTCCAGGGACAGGGAGACCGCGCCGGGGATCGCCACCGGCGTGCCAAACGTAACCTCGCCGTCATCGCTGACCGTAAGCAGGGCGTAGTGGACGTTGCAGATATTGAACTTGACTTTATTCTTCTTGGGCATCGTTGTTTCCCTCCATTTCAAATGAATACAGGACCTCGTACAGCTTCTCGCTCTCAATCCACACCTCGGAACGGGCATAAAAAATGCCGTGCTGATCCAGCACAGCTTCCACCCTGTTTTCCGCCGCCGGGTCCTTTCGGTCGGTGTAAAGCTCGATCCGCACTTCCTCTATCTTGAAATACACCCTGCCGTCCGCCGGGAAGTGTCCGCTGTCCGGCAGTAGGTAACAGAGAAAGGGCGGGGCCGGGGATTCCCCTTCCGCGAAGTGGTCATAGGCGAAGGGGATACCCATTTCCTGTAATAGAGTTATCAATCTTTCCATCTTATCCCTCCAGTACCTTTCGGATATCCTCTTCGAGCTGCCGGATACCGGCCGCTTCCGCGTCCGCGATATGGGGCTTGGCGGATACACGCCCGCCGCCCCGCTTGGCATGGCCGAACTCCAAAAGGTGGGCGAGCTGGTAACGGTTCCGGGAATGTACGGTAAGGGACAGGGAAGAAGCGGTTTCCCTCTGCTTTTTTACCGTCCAGCTCTTTGCGTATGTCCCCGTGTCCTTCGGGGCATTTTCCCGTATCTCGTCCCGGACGGTATTCCCGGCAGCCCGCACCGCTTCCTTCATCTCATCGGCGGCCAGGCCGCTGTATTCCCGCAGGGAGTCCATAATGGCATCCGCGAGGGAGCCGACAGATACACTTCTCGCCATGTCACCGCCTCACTTTCTGGCATTTGAACTTCACGGATTTCTTCTTGAAATTCATGTGGTCAATGCCGAGGATGTTATACAGTTCTCCGCCATATACGATGCGGAATCCGTCAGCCGTGATCTCAGACACCGCTTTGCACCAGCGGACCGTAAAGTCTGCCTTGGTGTTGTCCACCACCGTCCCGGCGTCAGTGCCTTCGCTTGGGGACTCGCTGCTTATGGTGGCATGGCAGGAATAGAAATCTGCCCACGCATTGATGTGATTCCCGATCTCGTCCACCGTGACGGAATTTTTCTGCACCATGATTTTCTGGTTCAGAAGGGAAATATCCATCAGAATCCCTCCTTCCGGCTGCCGAACAGAAGGGCGCGGAGCGTCAGGTTCAGGGCGTGATGGTCCGCCTCCTCCCGGTGTTCGTACAGGTACGCCGCCGCATACATCACGGCGATCTTCCCGTTTTCCGCGTTCTCCAGTTCCGCATCCTCCTCCGTGCGCAGGATATCCTTGCACTGTTTTTCCGATGCGGCGATCAGATGGGAGATCAGCGCATCGTCATCCTCGTGGTCCACACGGAGGTAATTCTTCATTTCTTCTAGGCTGACCATCGTCCTCACCTCCAATCCATAAGAGGGGCATGGCGCGAAGCCATACCCCTCCGATCCTCATGATCCAAAATCAGCCAGCCGCCTTCTGCGCCAGCACCTTGATGGCTTCGGACAGGATCAGCTTGCCGTCCACCCTCTGGGAGGCAAGGAAGCCCACCTGGCCGTTTGCCGCGTACAGCTCGTTCAGGCGCTTAAAGGAACGTCCCTGGCGGTCTGCGATCCAGTAATAGCTGAAGTCGCCGAACGCAATGGTCTTGGCATCCGCAGCGATGGTCGGCATATAGGCGGAAGTGCGTACCGGCTTGCCCAGCAGCAGGTCCGGTGCGCCTGCGGTCAGGGAAGGCTGCCACAGGTACTGTCCCTGGCTGTCCTTCAGCTTGCGGATGGCCTTGATGGTGGAGTCGTTCAGCACCCACACAGCATTGCGGCGGTAAGGCGCTTTCAGGGAGTAGAACAGGTCGATCAGTTCATCAGCCGTGATCGCGGTGGCAGACGCAGCGGTGATGCCGGTCTCCGCGCCGCCGCTGGCAGCCAGAATGCCCAGGGGCTTGCCGGAGCCGTCCCCGGTAAAGAAGGCTTCCTCCTCCTTGGCGCCGATACGGCGGGCAAACTCACGGGAGATATAGCTTTCCAGGTCAAAGACGCTGTCGTTCAAGAGTTCTTCGGAAACCTTGATCATCGTCCCCAGCTTGTACGCCCCGATGGATACCTGGCCAAAGGAATCGTCGCTCTCGGTGTAGGCACCTTCCTCATCGATCCAGGAGGCAGTTCCCTTGGATGCCACCACCGGGATCTTCCGGTCGCCGCTGGAGGTCTGGATCACCTTTGCAAGCTGGCGGAAGATATTCTCTTCTTCCAGTGCCTCTACCAGAGTACGCTCATATTCATCCGGCACCAGATACCCGCCCTCGGAATCCGTGCCGATCTGCAGCGCGTTCAGCACCGCAGGCATCGGAGCTTTGGAACGCATCATGTTCCAGAAGTTCCGGCGGTACTCATCGGCGGCGCGGCCGGTCTTGGTGTCTTCCTTGCCGTTCATAGGCTTACCCGTCAAGGGCTTGTTCACCGGGCGGTTCAGTTCTGCATCCAGTGCCTCCTGGCGTTCCAGGCGGGCAATCTCCTTGCCCAGGTCGGTGATTTCCTGCTCCATGCGGGTGTAGGCGGCATCATCCTCGGCAGACAGGATGCCTTTATCGTTTCTATGGGAATCCAAAAATGCCTTTGCGGCTTCTCAGGCTTTGGCGCGCTTCTCGCGCAGTTCAAGAATCGTCATTGTGGTATCCTCCTTTAATTTTTCAAAAGATTGAGCCGCTCGTAGAGACTGTCTACGGAGCGGCCCTTGGGTTTGGAATCTTCAATTTTCTTAGGGTTGGTCCTGCACTTGGCTGCGATCTTATCCATGAGGGAATTGACCACAGCCGCTTTGGAATACAGCATGGACACCGCAGGCGGCTCCATGTCCTCCAGCACATCGGAGCGTTTGAGAATTTCATCAGCAAAGCCAAGCTCCACTGCCTTGTTCGCGTCCATCCAGGTTTCCGCATCCATGAGGTGGGACAGCTTGGCACGGGACAGCCCAGTCTTAATCTCATAGGCGTTGATTATGGAATCCTTCACACTTGAAAGCATCTCGATGGCTTTCTGCATTTCTGCGGTATCACCCATGGCCACGGTCATGGAATTATGGATCATCATCATGGACACCGGCGATACCAGCACCTTCGTGCCAGCCATCGCAATGACCGATGCGGCGCTGGCCGCGATGCCGTCAATCTTGACCGTGACATTGTGCGGATAGTCCATCAGCATATTGTAGATCTGGGCGGCCGCCACACAGTCCCCGCCTGGGGAGTTGATCCAGACCGTGATGTCACCGTCCCCGGACATCAGTTCCTCCTTAAAAAGCTGCGGCGTGACGTCATCGTCAAACCAGCTTTCCTCGGCGATGGTGCCGTTTAGGAACAGCGTCCTCGCTGCCGGAGCCGTTTCCGTCTCCGCCTGGTTCTTCCACTTCCAGAACTTCTTCATCGGGGTTTTCCTCCTTTCCGTCATCGTTCGGTTGTGTATCTGCAAAAGCCCCGGCGTTTCCCAGCGGGAGCATATTGCCGTTAATCAGGTACAAATCGCCGCCTTCCTCGGCCGGGATGCGGTCCATATTCTCCAGTTCCCGGATGTCGTTGGCGCTCATCCAGCCGTTCTGCCTTGCCGTAGCATAGCCGGACATCCTGCTGGCATAATCACCACGGAGCAGCCCCTCCACGTTGAACTTGGCAAAATACCGTTTCTTTTCCTCTGGGGAAAACAGCGTCCTCTGTATAGACTGCTCCCAGCGCACAAGCCAGGGCTCCAATGTGTATTTCACGAACTCCAGAGACTGCTGCTCAATATTAGAAAAGCTCGACTTTTCAAGGTCTCCAACCATATGAGGCGGCACCCGGAAAATCCGGGCAATCTCATTGATCTGAAATTTTCTGGTTTCCAGAAACTGCGCCTGTTCCGGTGAAATGCCGATGGGCGTGTATTTCATGCCCTCCTCCAGCACGGCGATCTTATTGCTGTTGCCGCTGCCTCCGAAGGTGGACTGCCAGCTCTCCCGGACACGCTGCGGGTCTTTGATGGTACCCGGATGCTCCAAAACGCCGCCGGGGGCTGCGCCGTTGGCAAAGAACTTCGCCCCGTATTCCTCACAGGCAATCGCCATGCCGATGGCGTTCTTCGCCATTGCGATGGGACTGTAGCCGACAAGCCCGTCAAAGCCAAGCCCTGGGATGTGCAGCACATCGGAAGGGTGCAGCCGGACAAGGCTGCCTTTGACTGTAGGCGCGTCATCCATGCTGACGGTGTATTCGTAATAAAGCTGTCCGCTGCTGTCACGATTGACGGTCATCCGGTCCGGCATCAAAGGATAGAGGGCAATCACCTCACCTTTCCCGTTGCGAATGATCTGGGCGTAGGCGTTGCCCCACAGGAGCAGGTGTGTCATGAGCGTTTCCCGGAACACGAAGGAACTCATCTCCGGGTTCGGCTCATCGTGCAGCAAAAGATACAGCGGATGGTCGATGGCTTTCTCCTTGCCGCCGTCCTCCTTATAGCGGTAAAGGTGCAGCGGCAGACCTGCCACTGCTTCTGCCAGGATACGGACACAGGAATACACCGCCGTCATCTGCATGGCAGGCCGTTCATTGACCCGTTTGCCCGCAGAGCTTCCCCCAAAGAAAAAGCTGTATGCACTGCCCGCAGTACGGTTCTGGGGCTTATCCCTGGAACGGAAAAGCCCGGAAAAAATACCCAT